CGATGACAAGCTCATTATCAACACAGCGACCTTTACCCGCGTAGGCGGCTCACCTGTCACAGTCACAGACACCTCCAGCGTTAATAAGTACTTCCCTCATGGCATCACTCAGGATAACCTCGTAGCCCAGACAGATACCATCGTCGAGAATATAGCGCGGGAGTATATTGCCACTCGTAAAGAGACAACCATCCGCATCGACGAGATGGTCGTAGACCTGCTAGACCCTGCAGTCCCTACCGATACTATGATCGGTATGGCATTCTTTGACAACCTCAAGATTACTAACGTCCAGCCAGACGGCTCGACTATTGTAAAGACCCTACAATGCCAAGGCATTAACTGGGACATAACACCAAATAAGATGATGGCAACAATAACGACGCTAGAACCTATCGCGGATGGGTTCATCGTAGGTAGCTCTACTTACGGTATAATTGGCGTGTCTACGCTTGGATACTAGGAGATATAAATGGCAACAGGTTTTCCCTTCTCAACAGGTGATATCCTCACCGCCTCAGCTGCTAACGGCTTAGTAGCCTTTACTGTCAATGCAGACCAGACAGCTGACTACACAGCGGTGCTAGCAGATCAGTATCAAGTCCTAGTGCCTATGAACAAGGCAACAGCGGTAGCGTTTAAGATTCCTACCAATGCCTCGGTAGCCTTCCCAGTCGGGACGGTTATAACTGTCCTTAATAAAGGCTTGGGTACAGTAACCATCTCAGCGGTCACCTCTGGCACTACTACTATCCTCTCAGCTGGCGCAGTAGCCGCATCTCCTACTCTTGCTCAATATAAGTCAGCGGCATGCATTAAGACCGCTTTAGATACTTGGTATGTGGTGGGAGCAATCGCGTAATGATTGGCAACATCGTCGCGGGTCAGCATCAAGGGTTTATAAGTAAGCCTACCGTCACAGGTGGAACGCTTACATCGGATGCTACTTATTATTACAGAACCTTTACGAGTAATGGCTCGTTAGTAGTTTCTGGCGCTTCTTTAGTTGCAGATATATTAGTTATCGCAGGTGGCGGTTCTGGTTATCCAGATGCGTCAGGTGGTGGTGGTGCAGGTGGCTTCCTTGGACACTCAAGTCAGTCACTCTCTGCTAATACATATACATGCACTATTGGCGCAGGCGGAACAGCTGGCGGTTATTCAGCCGCTAGTGGTTCTAATAGTCAATTTGGATCATTAACTGCCTCAGTTGGTGGCGGACGCGGTGGCTATACTGGCGTTAGCGGTGGCTCTGGCGGTGGCTCACGCGATGGCGCACCGGGCTCTGCTACTTCTGGACAAGGTTATGCAGGTGGTCAAGGAACAGCCAACGCAGGAGGCGGTGGCGGTGGTGCTGGAGCTGTTGGTAGTGCTGGCGCAGGAAACAATGGCGGTAACGGTGGAGCAGGTCTAAACACTTATTCTTCATGGGCAACTGCTACCTCTACTGGCGTCTCTGGTTATTATGCAGGAGGCGGTGGCGGTGGTGGGTTTACTGGCGCACCCGGCGGCACAGGAGGAGCAGGTGGCGGCGGTGCAGGTGGTAACTCTCCTGTAGCAGGTACTGCCAATACTGGCGGAGGCGGTGGCGGTGCAACTGCAGGCAATACTAATAACGCAGCGGGCGGTTCTGGAATTGTTATTGTTCGTTATCTAAAGACGGCGGTTTGATATGTCACATTGGGCAGAAGTAGACAAGACTAATAAAGTTATTCGCGTACTCGTAGGTGATAATAATGACCCTGCAGGAGATGAAGGCTACCAATGGTTACTCGATAACTTAGGCGGTACATGGATTAAGACAAGCTATAACGGCAATATCCGCTATAACTTTGCAGGTATTGGACATACTTATGATCCAGTAGATGATGCTTTTATCGCTCCTATGCCATGTGAGCATGAGGAGTTAATTCTCAATGATAGGAAGAAATGGGAATGCTCCAATGAAGCCCATACTCTGTAAAGCTGGACAACAATTAAGGCTTCAATTCGATGACTCATACCCTAGCCGTCTGCGGGATTCGGATGGATGGCTCGGTGACTCACGTCATGCATCGCGTCCTTCTGACCATAACCCTGATGCACAGACTGGGACTGTTAGAGCAATCGACGTCGATAGAGATGTCAGCGGCAAGCCAAAGCCCGACCTCATGCCAGATATTGCAGATCAGATTCGTCTCTGCGCCAAAGCAGGAGAGCGTCGAATTGCCTACGTTATATTCGCAGGGCGAATTGCTTCGTCTCGCATGGGCTGGCGTTGGAGAGCTTATAAAGGATCTAACCCGCATAACCATCATCTCCATATCAGCTTCACTAAGGCTGGGGATACAGATGGTTCATTCTTTAATATCCCGCTACTAGGAGGCACACTATGAACATGAAGAACCCTATCGTTATGAGCATTGGTGCATTCCTTGCAGTCTGGGGAACGACGTCTAACTTTGCTCTTGATTATCGTTCGATTCTAGGCGCAGTTGTCGCAGGTGTATTCGGTTATGCCACTCCTAAGCGGTAATGAGTTTTCAGGATTTCGCTGCTATTGCAGTAGCGATCGTGACGGTGCTGGGTGGTGTAGCTGCACTCCTGCGATTCGTGATACTCCACTACCTAGCGGAACTCAAGCCTAACTCTGGCTCATCTATCAAAGACCAAGTAAATCGACTGGAGACACGCGTAGACAAAATCTACGAATTATTGCTATCTAAGGGAGAATAAACTCATGGCAAGGAAGAAGCAAGTCATCGACCTAGGTACTTACTCTGCGCTGGATGCTCACGCGATAGCGTTGAATGAATGGTACAAGTCGCTTAGACGTGCTGGCTTCTCTACAGACTTAGCTCTAGGTATTATCCTTGAGAGGGATTCTTTCCCTGACTGGATACTTCCCAAGCTCCCTAACAAAATCGACCCGATGCCATTCGAGGACGATGACGAGGACTAATGAAGAAGATCGTAATCCTTTCAGACCTGCAAGTCCCTTTCGAGGATGTGCATGTAGTCCAGAACGTAGCACGATTCCTCAAGACCTTTAAGCCAGACCAGACAGTTACCATTGGTGACGAGATTGACTTCCAGACCATTAGCAAGTGGAGCGAGGGAACACCCCTAGCCTATGAGCAGAGTCTTAGCGATGACCGAGATAGGTGCGTTGACCTTCTCTGGGACTTAGGCGTTACCGACTGTATCCGTTCTAATCACACGGATCGTCTCTATCACACCATCATGAAGAAAGTCCCTAGTTTCTTATCCTTGCCAGAATTGCGCTTTGAGAAGTTTATGAAGTTTGACGAGCTAGGCATTACCTTCCATAAGAACCCGCTCACCCTTGCGCCTAACTGGATAGCCGTCCATGGTGACCATACCCCTATCAAACCTCAAGGGGGCTTATCAGCCCTTGAAGCGGCTCGTAGGCACGGTAAGAACATCATCTCAGGACATACTCATAGGGCAGGGCGTAGCAGCTTCACAGAAGCCTCTGGAGGGCGTTTAGGGCGTGTTTTACATGGAGTTGAGGTTGGTAACCTTATGGACTTTAGACAAGCCTCATACACCAAGGGAACGGCTAATTGGCAGCAAGCCTTTGCCATCATGTACGTCAAGGGCAAGAACGTCCAAGTAGACCTGATCTATATTGAGAAGGATGGGACTTTCACGGTTCAGGGTAAAGTCTATGGCAGAGCCCGCAATCGCTAACCCTTACTTTGAGGACGAAGATCCCTCAATGTGCTATTATTTACATGGTGCTGAATCGACAGAAGTTCGAGTGTAGGTACTAGCCGCCCACCTAGGGAAACTTAGGTGGGCTTTAATCGTTATCAAACCGTTATCAAAATATGCTAGACACCAACCTCAGCTGAGGTAAAGTTCTTCCTGTAGACGAGATACGATCTACGGAAAGGGCAAAATGAGTTGGTTTTATATTTTCCTCACACTATTTGGTGGGGTGTTTCTTGGTTACATGCTAGGTCATGACGATGGCAAGGTCGAGGGTCGTATCGAAGCCTTCAAGGAAAACCGATGAAAGCTCGTGACTACCTCAACGAAGCAAGAGCAATCATCCAAGATCGTGGAATGGACTACGGTCACCCGACAGACAATATGCAGCGAACCGCATCCTTATGGTCTGCATACCTCGAAATGCCGATACGTCCTGACCAAGTGGCGATGTGTCTGGCGCTGGTCAAAGTCGCACGGTCAATGGAATCACCAAAAGTCGATAATTTCATCGACGGAGCAGCATACTTTGCTATATCAGGAGAACTAGCCACAGAGGAGAATGAGCTATATGTTTAAATTAGAATTATCTGCGCACGATGCGCTATGGCTAGGCAAAGTCCTAATTGACCACATCATAGAAAATGATGATACAGGAGCAGTCAATGAATTATGGAATCAACTACGATCTGCAATAGAAAAGGGTATTTAATAATGTTTAAATGGGATGAATTAGAAGCGCTTAAAGAGGCAGCACTAGCCCGCGATGCGTTCCAAGAGGTGCAGGTCTATCAGATTGAGCAGCTCCTACGCGAGCTTAAGAGTCTCAGCTGGCGAGTAAAGGAGATGAGCGAACGTGGCGCACTTTAACCTAGATGATTACGAGACGGTAGAAGATCGTCTCATTAAGTATTGGAAGGATAACCCAAATGGCAGGATTCTCACTAAATTACTGGAAAACTCACCTTCTCGCTTTATTGTTGAGGCAGCCGTT